CAGGTACTTTTCTGCGCTCATGGCTTCGGGTGGGCTGGGCAGTTGATCGAGGATGTGTTGTGGCAGGTCCGCTTCGATTCGGGTTTCTTGAATTTCCGGCGAAACTGTCGTGATTCGATGAGTGCTGCGGTTCCAGGCCAAGACCTGCACTACGGCCCACGCACCTAACGCGAAACCAGCCGAACCGAGAATCAGTGCGAGAATACTGATGACCAGAGAGGCGACGATTGCCATGCTAACAGTAGTCGAATTCGCCTTTGGTCAATCAAGAAAGTCCAATAAGTAAGGTTCCTCAATCGGTCCGAACGCCTCGCGCAGGTCTTCTTCGACGGTATACGCCCGCTTGCGCTCATCTTCCGGCACCGGCTCGCGGGGGTTAGGGGCGTCTGACTCTTGGAAGCTGTAATTAGCTGCTGCGAGGGTGTAGCGCAGGGTGTCGATTGCGTGGTCGTTCTTTTTGACGTAGTGCCCTTGGCGGTCGAGCATGTACGCGGCCATTTCTTTGTAAGTATTGACGCAGCGGTCAGACAGCAGCATTTTCGAGTTGGTACGCAACAGGTCTTTGATGACTGAAATTCCGTCAGACTTGCGATGGGCCGCTTTAGTGGTCGGCATGCTGGCCACGTCAAACTGGTCGAGCAGTTCGTTGCGCGCCCAGGTCGCGGCTTCGTCAACCGTTACCGTCCATGGTGCCTCGTCAAACTCAGGCACGTACAATTCACGCATTTTCGTGGCAATGCGCGGCCAGATTTTGCCGATTGAGGTCTCGTTTTGCTGCTGCTCATAAACCTCATCCATCACATAGAGTAGCCCTCTATAAGGATTAATGGCGTGAATAGTTGCCGCAAAGCAGCTTGCTGTACCTGGATCTAGTGTGACGTAGTACGTCCACTGGTGAGCTGTTCGCTGGATTCTGTTCCATAATGCGGTCCACGGCAGGACGTGTGCGGGCGTGAGCATCGGGAACACTGCCCGTTTGCCGCCTGGAACGTATTGCGCCAGAAACTCGCGAGCAAATACGTCTTCGTCGCCACGTTTGGTGTACGCAGCCCTCTCTTTGTCAAGGACTTCTTTTTTCAAGTGAGGGTTGTCGTAGCTGGTGCCGTGGTAGTATGCCCAGTCTGGGCTGTCTTTAGCCTCCTGTACGAATTCCCAGAAAGGATGTTCTGCTACTTCTGGTGGGGTACCACATAAAATTAATGGAGCATCTTCATCGATTAAGGTAGGTGTAATGATGTCGATGACTTCTTTCTTAATGTCCTTCAGTTCATCGACAGTGGCCAGCGAAGCGCGAATACCACGTAAAGTTTCTGGATTGTCTGCGCCTAAGACCTTAATGAAACTCCCATTAGTGAAGGTAACCCTGGCCTCAGTCTTATTGTAGTCTGATAAATATTTACGCGGTATCATACCCATTAAAAGGCCGGAGGAGAACACGATCTCTCTTTGAGTTACGCTAAGAGGTCCAATTATATAGACCTGTGAGTTTGGGCGGGTTAACGCCCATCTAACACTCACATAACAAATTAGGGCGCTCTTCCCCGTGCGCCGACCTAGGCACAGCATTTGACGTTTAACGCCGCCAAAGAAAAGGTCTCTGGCGATTGGAATCTGTTTGGCGTGCGGGCTGAACTTTTTATGTAGTTCCTCCAGCATATCCGCATATCCAATCAACGACGTTAAGTCTGCTTCGGAAGCCATGACTTCGTCTCTTGATAATACGGAATGGACTGCTCCCTGCAATACGTCTCTACGGCTAGTGCGGCCTCTGCCTCAGTGCGATACGTCTTCAGGTAAACAGGTTCGGACATGCGTATTTTGCACTCTATTAGTCTGAAGGTAACTCTGGCTCAACGACAGTGAACTCCGTTTTTGGAACAACTGCTTTCGGTAACCGCGCATCTTTGATTGCCGACCCTAGAATTGGGTCAGCCGCCAGTTTGGCGCGAATGTCTTCCACCGTGTGGTGCACTTGCGCCGCCACCGCGATGTTTTCTGTACTCTTACCCATGTCAAGACGTAGGATTTTGTCCAGGTTGCCAACAATCATTGAGAGTTTCTCGAGTTCGGACAGTGTGGCTGGCTCTACGCGGTTGCTGATGTGACGCAAACCGCGCTCCAGTTCATCGACCGAAAGCTTGGTGATTCGGGCCAGGGAGAGGCGCCGCGCACCGAAAGAGTCTTCGATGAGCCCTCGCTCGATACCGTCGCGCTCAATGTCCCAAAGGCCTTCTTTGCGCCAGTCGGCGACCATGCGCGCGGTCAAGCCGAGTTCGTGACCGATGTCTACGTTGGTTGCGTACGCAAAGAACAGGTTTTTGGCTTGAACCTTAAGCTCGGCCAACTCCGTGTCAGAGCGGATCGGTTTTAGCTTTGGTTTTGCCATGACGCTTTGGTTTAGCTGCAGTGGGTGTGACTGGCGGCGCGGTCAGGGTGCTCGAAAGCGAGGGCTCGCGGGCGCGAAACAGCTCGCGGTGCGCCACGTTGAGCGCGATCATCAGGGCTTCTAGGGAATAGTGGTCGACGGCTGACGCTAGCTGCTCGCGCACTTTGCGCTCTTTGGCCGCGCTGACGGCGATTGCGATGTCGGACCAGCTGACCGCGCCGTGGCTGCGTTCAATTGCGCTCTGCAGCGCTACATAAATTTCGTCTTCAAGCATGCATTTTGAATAAAGTGCTAACGGCCCCGCCTACGCCGCTTCGCGATCGCCTGACTTGCTCAGGCTCCCTCGGCCATTGTCCGGCCTACTACCGATGCAGCCCCACCACCGCCCATCGCCTGCGCTCCGCAATTACGGAAGACGCCCCGTCAGTTGCGCCGTCTGACTCAGACCTTGCTCACTGCCACCCACTGAAAGCGTTTTTCGTCACACCCACAGCAGCTAAAACCCAGGATCGCCGCATTCTTCGTCGGGAGGGTCGGCAAATGATTCATCTTGGCACGCCTGGCACAACCCGCTGATGCGAAACTCGCGGTATGCCACCGCATCGCGAAACGCGTACGGGGGCTGGGCCTCACAAAACGGACATTGCCCGCGCAGCACACGTTCCATCTCAGTTGGGAATATCTGGCGCATGATATCATGATTCATTCCTCTTCGTCCTCCTCGGGATGCTTAGTTCCGTACTCGTTATACCAATCGGTATCCGCATAGCCCGCCATGCCGTAGTCATCCAGCAGATCGGCCAGCGAGTTGGCGACTACTACGCGCTCCTTGGCGGTCAGGTAGCTTTCAACCACATCCCAAAGGTTGTCACAAAACGCTATATCATCCACAGCTCGCTCCACATTCTGCACACTCACCAGACGTCTGATCGACACGCTTGCGCAGTGCGTGTATTTCGTTGACCGCCCGCAACACATGCAGTGGGTCGATGTCCTCAGGGGAGTGTTTTGCCTGCAGCTCTAGGAAAAGTAGATCGGCCTGATCCAGCGGCCGGGTGCACTGACACTGGCTATGACTCAATTCAGCACCATTTCGGTAAAAACTTCGTTGATAAATCGACGCGAAAACCACACTTGCCACACCGCTTGCGCATCGTCCTGCCACTGCACTAGGAACTCGTCCGACTCGTGATCGTGGTCGACAATGGTGCACACGTACTTGTGTTCCGTCATGGCCTCGATCGCCGCCAGCGTGGCTAATTCTTCGTCTGTCCACTCTTGGTTCACGACTAGAGTGCTTCCCAATGCCGTTCGATGACGTCGGCAATGCGCTTGAATCCGAACCCTTTGCCGTCGTTTAGCTCGGCCAAGCACGCGCCATACTTACGATACGGACTATCCGTCGGCAATTCGCCATCAGACGTGCGCAACCCCGCCCAATTTTTCCAGATTGCTCTCGGCGGTGTACCTTGGTCAGGCAGGTAGTCTAGTTTACTGATTTCGGCTAGTACTCCAAGGCAGCAGTACCCTTTTAGGGTGCCTGTGCACTCTCCGGTTGCGTCTTTTTTGTACTCGACCAGGGAGTCTTTGCCTTGGTGATATCGGCCAGAGCGCAGCGCCTTCACCCACAGCTTAGCGACTTTTTTGTCCATTGTTTAGTGTCTCCTTAGCTGGACACTAAGCCATGCTTACTATGGGCGTGTCAAGGGCTTACACTGCCGCGAGATGAACATTACTGGTTTGTGGGTTGTGGCGTCGTAGAGCCGAATGTTGCACCAGTCCGCCATCGATATCGGGTGTGCACGAAAGTCTGCGCACGACATCACAATCCAGGTGCAAACGTGCTGCCGGCGTCGGCGCCGCTTTGGCTTAGTCATGGTCATGCACTAGGGCCAGGTTCACGTAGCGTCGCTCGCGCGACTGCAGGAACCAGTCCTGCAGTTGGTTACACGCCTTCGCGTTCTCTAGGTGTGTGCCTGGCTGAATCCGGCACTCGATCGGCCGTGTGCGGTACACGGCGCATCGATTAGCTGTTGTGAGGTGGGCGCAGCGCCCGTCCGGCAGGCTCGGCTCGCTAAAGCCTTGGATGGCGCCGGCCACTTGGCAGCAGGCGCCGCAGCCGGTGCACGGAAACGCGTTGGACGCGGTCACTTCGCCTTCGCCTCTGCCGCAGCCTTGATGGCAACGGCAATACTGTCCTGCACCGGCGTTGGCCTTCCTCTGGCATCACGCCACGCCTCGACGGCATCGTAGGCGAACTCCCGTGCCACGCGCTCGATGGCCTCGGCTGTTGCGGCAACGCTGCGTTCCTCGTACGAGAACAGCACGCCGCCATCCGCCACGAGATCGTCAAGGTCGTGGAATTTGAGCGCAGCGGCCCGCGCCTTGTCGGCGAGAGAAGTCATTTGAGCCTCGCAAGTCGTTTCTTGTTCTCGACCACTCCGCGCCAATGCCAGCCGAACTTGACCGAATACACGAGTGCGATGAACAGCAACGCGAACTCGTACAGCGTCATACCGTCCCCTTCGCCAGCGCCGCCGAGTAGTAATCATCGTCGTCACGCGTGACATCGATCAACACGCCTTCGATCTCGATTCGGCACGAGTTGCCGCGCCAATCGCCCCATTCGATTGCCTTGTATGTAGCGGCTTCAAGCAACGCCTTTTCGAGCCGCGCGATCTCCGCCGCCTGCCGCTCGTTGTCGGCCTTGGCGAATTCGACGGCACATTTAATGTCGTCGTCGCGATGTTTCAGCGCCTCGGCAAATTCGGCCCGTAGCTGCTCGGCCTCGGCACGGGCGGCATCGCGCTCTTGCATCGCGGCAAAACACTCATCCAGCGACTGCTGCGCATCCTTTGCGGTGGCATCCCACAGCTCCTGAATCGCCTGGCAATTGCTCCTACAATCTTCTTTGGCCTCCGCCAGTTTCGCGCGCAGGTCGTCACGCTCGGCGGTCACACGCACGAGCTGCTGCACGGTCGGATGGTCATCGGTGAGCGTACAACCGGAGTGCAACGCCTCGTCTGTGATTGCTCGCAGCCCTCGCACCTCGGCCGCGAGCGCGAGGACGTCACGGGTCAGTACACTGTTGAATGTAGTTGATGGAGATTCAACGAAGCTTCTCGCGTCGGCCACCATCGCTTCAATTTCGGCGTCGGTCATTCGCCACCAGCGAGAAAGGCGCGAACCTCAGCCGCGCTGCGATACTCGCCCAACTCGGTTTCGTAGTGGTCCGCGATCTGGTTTAGCAGTTGCTCGGCGCGTTCGAGGCGGTCGCAGAGCCAGACAACGTCAAGGTCAGGATCAGGCACGGAGACCATCTTGTATTGAAGCGGCGCGTTCAATACTTCCGGCTGAAAAAGCCCAGTCACTAGTTGCGGGCACATACGCGCCGCTGCCCGCGCGCGTATCTCAGCGATTCTGGTGGCGGCGGTCATGCAGGCCTCGGCGCCAGTGGGTCCGGCTTGGCTACGGACACTGCCTGCTGCAGCGTGGCCAAGTTCAGGAAATCTTCGCCCAGCACGTCCACCACCAGGTCGGCGACCAGCTGCTCCGCGTCTGACGGCGTGTAGCCTGCCCGGGCCAGCCGGCGCATCGCCAAGTGGAGTCCGCGTGCCCACTTACCTACGAATCGGGTCGTGACTTGGTCGCTCATCTCAGTACACTTCCTCTCTGTATTCAGCCATAATGCCGTCCGAGTAGTTCAGGATTGCCCAAAGTTTGAATTCGCGACGCGGCATGCGGCCAGGCTTGTCACGTCTCCGGTCGAAGTGGTGTGTCGGCATCATCGGAACTACGTATCTAGGCGGCACGTGGTCTAGCTCCAGGTCGCGCGAGCAGCCACATGCGGTCAGGAATCGGGCTAGTACTTTCATGTGGTGATCAGCTGCTGTGGGGTGGTGGGTTTAGTGCTGCCGCATCTTGCGCTGCCAGGAGTTCGCGGGCAGCTTGGCGCGCCAGTCGCTTAGTGCGTACATAGCCGGCGCGTACCTTTGCGCCGTGAATCGCGTACCAGTCTTTTGTCGCTTGGTTGCGCACAGCACGTTGTTCGGGCGTCATGGCTTCGTACTTAGCCGCCGCGTACATTCTGCGCTGCACCTGAGTTGTTGCCTGCTTACGGTGCGCACGCTGCTGGGCCAGGATTCGCTTACGGTTGCGCCGGTAGTATTCCGCGTTGTAGGATGATCTAGCTACTGTGGGTGTGGTGATCATGCTGCTATCCGGCATTGGCCAGCACCTCGCGGTGCGCGTCCAGCACGAACGACCTCATCCACTCGCGGTCAGGCTCGGGCTCCAGGTCGCTGGTTGCCTGCGCCGCCTCGATTTGGTCGATGCCGCGCTCTATGCGCAGGTACACGGCTTCGGGCGGGTAGTCACCCAGCCGGATTTTCACCAAGTCCTCCGCGTTCGGTCGCGGGAAGGTCACCTCGCCCGTGGTTAGTAACTCAATGGTCTGCTCGGTCACCCGCACCGCATGGTAGAGTGCTTTCCAGTCTGCCCCGCCCAGCTGGGCCAGCCGCGACCGGTCACCGTAGCCGGCCAGCAGGTTGCTGAAAACGGCCACGGCCCGCTCTACCTTGCAGTTCAGGCCGATGGACTTGCCGCAGCACTGCAGCCAGCGCATGCCGACGTCATCTTCGACCGACGACACCGTGATGTACTTGCGGACTGTTGATGGCAGCTCGTTCAGAATGTTGCCGCCGCACAGCAGCGCAGTTTCTACCGCATCGCTGGGCTTGGCGCCGCGCAGCACGTCCAGCACTGCCTCCAAAGCCGTGATACGGGCACCTCGCAGCGAGTAGCGTTCCGCCTGTGCGCGCGCGTAGCCAATCGCCGCCCCGCACTTACGATTCAGCAGCCGGTACCGGTTGCGCGTCACGTCGTACCAGATTGGGTCCATTTGGGTCCAAGCGGCTGGTGGGGCGAACAGCATGTCGATTGCGACTGTTTGGCCTTGGGCCAGCAAGTCCAGGTAGACTTTCAACGAGTAAGCGTCGTCTTCAGCTGCTGAGGTGTGGGTTTTCGGGGCCTCGCCCAGCAGGATCTGCTCGGCGGTTGGCAGGAAGACGCCCTTGAAATCGTAGTCTGAGTCTGGCAGCTGGGTGCCATACAGGCGGCTGCCAAACTGCGTACGATATATCATTTGCACGGGAACACCTCAACATTGGCGACGCAGTAGCGAGACAGCCCGTCCGAGCAGCTGGTTAAGTGCACGCCGCAGGTACTGACGTGCCACTCACACTGCAAACTGGTGCCGGCGGGACGCCCGCACGTTGACCCGTGCGTTTCAAAACTGCAGCCTGGATTAGGATTAGCTGCTGTGGTGAGGCAGGCCAGCAGCACAACTAAACTTGGTTTGATCATACCGGCACCAGCTCCAGGCGGTAGGTTGAGTTTTCCGTGCTAAACTCGCCGCCCGCGCCCAGCGCGACCACCGGCGTGGTAGTCACTAGCCGCATGCTCGCGGCCGGGTCAAGCGGGTCCGCCGACATCACGAACGGTTCGCCAACAGCCGGCAGCGCGTTCGTCCAGCCTAGCACGGTGTCTGTGCGCAGGCGGGTGTGGGTGGACTTGACTCGACTCAGCAACACTCTTGGCATGCGGCCCCGCAAAGTTATGCCGTCTCTCCAGCAAGTCACGTCGTGAGTCACAGTCCCCTGACGTTGGGTCGCTTACGCAGACTCATTGCGCTGGTGGGGTTGCAGGGACGCTCTCCCACTTCGGTGCTCGTCAATTCGCCACAGCCCGCTTAGGCAAGTGCAAAATGTCCCGCTGAGCAAAAAATTTGGCGGCGGTGGCTGAGCGAAATTGCCCAGGGGTGTCCACTAGCCGCTACCCGACCGCAAGGCCGGGGATGTAACAAGCTAAATCTGGCGGTATACTATCCGCTACCGTCAACGCGAGATTAGCACGACTCTAAGGCAGTGTCAACGGCACCGTTCGCGCCGCGTTGTCTACTTTGTCGTCGTCGTTCTGTTCTTTTGTTCCCCACTTCAAGTTATAGATCGAGTTGTTCAGAGGGTCCGAATCCATGTGGCGGACTACGTACCATGGAAAAGGCGGTGGCCCTAGGAATGTCCAGCAAACGTAGCGGTGTACTGCCCAGTGTACGTACTTCCGCTCTAGGCGATCGTACACCTTCATAAAGGCGTAGCCCTCACGAACGCGGTGAACTAGTCTGCGCCACTGTTTTGCCGTCCTGCTAGGCGCCGCCCAGATCTCGCCCAGTTCATTAGCGTGGATACCTAACAACGGACCTTGCTTTAAGTACATGCTAACCACGGGCTAGCACAGTACCAAGGTCGTGTATACGCCCAGATACTACATATAGCTATAGCCACAGCGACCGCCACCGCCTGGCCCAATCGGGTCGATTTCAACTCCCGGGTACCATCCAGCAAATTCCTCAATGATATCAAGGACTTAGCGCGGAATCGCTTACATAATAAGCAAGCAGATAGCGCTGTACCAACTGTTGGGATAGTGCTTAATCGGAATTCCTCAATGATTTCAAGGGTCAATCACGTAACATACGTCTCGACGACCGTTACACACCTATAAAAGTCGAAATTTGGCACGATTCTTGCATCGACGACTGCTATGCAAATTTTTCATAACTATGACACAAATGTCGCGATTTTAAATGCGTGTTAACTGTACGATATTGCTAGTGAATCCGAGAAATATAACTTGTATGTTCGATTTGCTATGACACGGATGTCGTGATTTTCTATTGACACTTGGTAAATAACTCAGTGTTTACGCGATTCCGACACTTGGCAAGTGTTGTGCATTGTATTACTGCATGAACACTGCAACACGCATCGCGAATGGCAATTGGACAGCAACTGCGCCTAGCGCGCCATGGAGCAATCACATATGAACACAAACGAGATTTCCGTTTTGCTAGCCAGTTGTGAGACCGAAGCTCGTACGCAGGGCTGGACAGGCATATGGACCCCCACCGCGCCCGATCTTGAGTGGGTGTGCAGCAAACTCGGCCGCAAGCCTACGCGCAAGGAATGGGTTGGTGCCGGTTTCGGATGGGTGGGCAATGCGCATGTTTTGAGTGAGACTGAGGAAGAATGATCGCGCCTGGGGGCAAGCGCCCAGGCGCCGGGCGCCCGCCAGGGCCCAATCCACCACGCGAGCGCATCAGCGTGCGCCTGACATCTGAGCAGCTAACCGCGATCGAGGCAGAGGCCCGCACGAGGGGCATTGAGCCTAGCTCGATGGTGCGTGTGGCAGTGGATGAGTGGCTAGAGCTCGAGCGGCTCGGATGGACGAAGAGGTGCCCGCAAGCCGTTGGCTCCCGTAATCCACCCGCGCCAGACACGACGCGCCAGCCCTCGGCCCGCATGGCCGCATAGTGGGCAGCCGCGATGCGCGCCATGGAGCAAGTAAGTAAGCGCATTATGTGACAACTTGTCACAACCCTATAGTAGATACGCAGTTTCACAACTTTTGGGAGAACGAAATCATGGCACACGAAATCATTGAAGGTATGGACATTTGCTTGACGCGTAACACCGATTCCCCGGCATGGCACGCATTGGATAAGCGCTTTGATGTCATTAGCGCGGCAACCCTGCGCAGCGAGGGCTTCGCACGACCCGTGCAGATCGCCAACGCTGGCGCTGTCGCTGCGCAAGGCAATGGCATCGTTTCGCCAGACCACAGGGCGATCGTTACAACCAACCTGGCAAAGGATGCGATCCAAGTCGTCTCCATCGTGGGCAATCGGTACACATGCAATGCCAACGGATATGAATCGCTGGTTCAAGTGATTGAACCCTTGCTGAACGCTGGCCTGTTGAACGTGGTTACGGCTGGCACGCTGAACGGTTACCAGCGCGGTTACTTGACCACGGAGATTGTCGGCGCCGAGCTTAAGGCGCGCATCATGCAAAGTGACGACATTCGCACCTATCTCAACTTTGTGGACGGCTTGGACGCGCAAACGGTCGCCAAGAAGTTTCGCTCGCGAGTTCGTCAAGTGTGCGCAAACACTGTGGCCGCTGCCCTGGCCGATGCCAAGGGGATGCAACGCGTCAAGCACACGCGCGGTTTTCAGTCGCGCCTCTGTGATTGGTCAACGTATATTCAAGAGGAGCAAGCCGCGCTTGACGCCGAAGCCGCTGTGTTGCGCCAACTGGCAGCTAAGCAAATCGACTCTGCCAAGCTTGACGAATACCTACGCGAGTGTTTCGAGGTCGACTCCGCAACCAAGAACCCGCGCGGCGCTTTCGTTCAAGCCATGCAGTCGCACGACACCGATCCGGCACGCGGCACGTTGTGGGGCGCCTACAATGCAGCCCAAAGCACCTTGCAATGGTTCAGCAAAGCAGGCAAAACCGCTAGCGCGCGCATTGATAACGTATTCTTTGGTGCTGGCGTGGCACAAAATCAGGCCTTTATGAACGCAGCACTTGCCAGGCTCTAACCTGAAAGGATTCACGCCCCATGACTACCGCCGAAAAACACGCGCGCTATCTAGTGGCACGAGCAGAGGCGCAACGCCTGGCAAATGATGCGGCACGCACAACGCCCGACTATTCACGCAAGGGGGGTTGTGACTGGGGACTAGAGTACAACGAGTTATTTAACACGTTCTCGTTTCGTCGATTACCGTTGCCGCACAATCGCTATGGTCATGAGCTGCGCATGGAAGTAGTCAGGCCAGAAATAAATCGTTTCTAAAGGGAGACAGTATGACAGACCTACAACGCGTTTTGACTATGCTAGCTGGCAACACAACCCCCAAGCGGAGCGATGCGAAAGCCTCGGTGCGCCTCACTATCAGCGATGCAGATATTGCGACCGCTGAGACTAGCAAAGTGCTGGCGCAGGCCTTCGCATGCGTATCTCGTATGGAGCTGCCGCAGGTTCAAGAGCCGATCGAATTGCTTTGGCGCATCGCACGACAACGCAAAGCGAATGAGGAGAAAATGTCATGACCGACTTAGACAAGTATCTAACTAAGGTTGGCGCGTTCCTTGGCACAGAGCTAGACGACTTGCGCACCCTAGCCCGGCAAATGAACGAGACAGGCTTTAATCAACAGTGTAGTTACCTCATGGGAATGGTGCGATTGCTGATAATTGCGCGTGAGACTAGCGGTCAAGGTGACGTCACACCTGCGGCGCACCAGTTACACGCAAGCGAGATGGCAATTCATGTGCAAAACGAAATCTTTGCTACGCGTGAAATGTTGACTAAGCGAATCGCCGATGCCAAACACGGAAAATTCACGCCCTGACCTTGCAATCCGCCAACAACTCAGGCAGAGGGGCGCCGATGAAGACCGATGAAGAACTAGCCAAGAAAAAAGGCGTGCTGCTACACGTAATGACAGACACGCTGATCATGGACATCAGCACAGGGAGACTAATGGGCAAGCTAGATCCAGTCGATCAGATCACCCGCTTTTCACTGGCTGAGATGCTGGTATTCTGTCAGCGCGTGGTCGACAAGCTAGCCAAGCACGAGGCACCATGATCGAATATTACACAGCGCTAGTAGGGCTGATGACCGCACCTTACGTAGTCGCGGCCGTGCTAGGCAAACAAAAACACTTGCGCGATTCTAAGACGCAAGCTACGGTCAAGAGCAAAGGAGAAATATCGTATGCACGAAGCACAGACCAAGTTGTTAGAAGCGGCTCGACTACTCACTGAGGCGGCAGCACTGCTAAGCGCGCCCGCCCCTATGCCTGCTGTTATGCAGCGGGTTGCGGCCGCGCAAGCGGAGATGCAATCACAACCCGTTCTGACACAACGCTGGGTTGGACCGGCTAGCGCCGTGCCCGTGCCGACGCTGCCGCCGACCATGCCCGCAAAGGCAGCCGTTCGCCGACTTGGACGCAAGAACGCACACCAGGGAGCGCGCGCCTACTTCTATCTGCACCTAGGCAACAAGCTAAACCCAGCGGACGACGTTATCTATCGTGTGCTAGGCGATCGGGGCGTTGCTGAGGCGCACCGTCTAGAAATGGATGCGCGTCGCGACCCTAACGCCATCATCGAACGACTCAACGCCAAGGTCTATGGCGCCTTGGTGTCGGCAAGGCTCCGCCAAGCCCGCAATGGTGTTGCCCACTATGTCGGCTGCACCGAAGCAATCGACCTTACCGGACCAGTCGCCAAACAAAGCTAGTCAACCCGCAGCAAAGGAACGTACCATGTCAACAGTCAAGAAATGCGCCGCTCATTCGGAATCGACTAACAAACCATGCCAACGCCTAGGATCGGTGCTCGTGCACGGCAAAGGCTACTGTGGCACCCATGCTCTAGAACGCCAGTATCAGGCCACGCTGCACCCTGAGGCAGCCAATGCCGACCCCGTGCGCAGCTGGCGCAACCAACCGTGATGATCTAGCTACTGCGGTGAGGCGAGGGTTTACAGCACGCCACGAACTATAAACCATAGGTGGAGGAAACGGCTATGGAAGCAATCTTGACCTGCTTAGGGCTTACGCTCGGCTACATGATTCTGACGCGCACCGATTTGATCAAGGCGATCCGCGCACTGCTAGGGCTGCTTACATTCGGTGTAAGCATCAGCGGCTGTGCCCACATGACTCAGGCTGACCACGCCGCATGGGCGGCTGCCATTCGCGCAGCAGGCAACCAGATCGCCAACAACCCATACCGCCCCACCAACTGCACCAGCCAAGTGATTGGCGGAACGGTCTACACTACATGCCAATGACTAAACGACAACGCCAAATCACGGACTGGATTGCCGCCTACGTAGCACGAACTGGCCTACGTCCTACCATGGCCGAAATCATGGCGGGGCTCAACTTCGGATCACACAAGGCCGCTCGGGCGATGCTCGCCAAGCTCAAACAACCACAAAAAAGAGCCAAGTCTTGACAGCTCACGCACCATATCTCGCTGTCGTCGGTCGCACCCTCAACGGCACTACCGACGTCCGCTTTGACCCACGCTACCGCTACCCTCACGTGCTCCGCATAGTAGAACGCTACGTGGGCGACCGACACTTGGCCTACCGCTGCCTAGTCAAAGCCCTTACCAACGAAACCGCGTACGTACAAATCTGCCGCAGCGCGTTCGCTCGCCGGCACCTTCCACGAAAGGCCCCTTGATGAAACGCCACGCCAAAACTTACGCTTCACCCATCTCACTAACCAAGGTACCGAGCAAACCGCAACTTAGGTTGCACGCCGTCACGTGCTGCCGAGAACACCACCACCTACTCGCGCCAGGCGAACCTACAATGTGTGCAGGCTCCCTACACATCCGCCGGTCGATCTTCAACCAAGTACGCGTCGTGTGCGACCTACACCTACAATGGGACGCCAAACTCCCGCGCCCGATGTACCATGCCTGACATCGCTATGTGCTCCGGTGTCAATTGCCCGCTCGCTAAGGCCTGCTACAGGCACACCGCGACCGAGACACCCAGCCGCCAGGCTTTCTTCGCCACGCCTCCCTACGACCCTGCTACGCGGTCCTGCATGCATCACATCAATAGCCGCCCACTAAACAGAGTTGATCAAGCCACTGTGGTGCGGCGCGCAGTGCAAGCTGTCTGACTGTCTTGGCATGTCCTAGGTTAGGTTCTACAGTATTTCCAACGCGCGCGCGCGCGATAGAGCGTTTGTATAATATTAGGTAAGACATAGTAGGACAGTCAGACAGTACAGCAATTACAGGTACTTGCAGTGTCCGATCATGTCACTCTGTCTGACCATCCAAGGTCAGATCGCCGCGTTTTTGTGGCACAATGTCGTGAATCTTCGCACCTTTCCAGACATTTATGCGCTTGGTCTTGCCCGGATCGGTCCATGCTTTCGCCCGTTTCAGGCCGCGCTTGGCGAGTACCCCGTAAACCTGGCGCGATAGGGCAAAGTTGGTCCGGGTCAGCTCGCTGACTTTCTCTGACAGCTCTAGCGGGGTAATGATTTCCTCAGCGTTGGTGCGGTCGAAGTCGAACCAGCGATCAACCAGCCCGTTGGCGACCGCTTCCAAGGACTCGGTGCGCACCACCTCCATGGCTTCCGAGGCTGGCGGAATGTCGCGGTCAGGGTTGGCGCGCTTCCAGGCGGCGAACTCGGCCAGGCAGTATTGCGCGATGCGGCAAGCGTCGGCCTGAAACCGACCAACAAAGCCGTGGTCGGCCCCACCCTCGTAGCTGGCAAACTTGACAGGCAGGATGCGCCGTTCGTCGGCTCGGCCGCCGTTCAGGTTGGGCGGGTTGTTGCTTGCGATTAGCACTTTGCAGTTCAGTTTGATGTTGCGGCGCGGCTGGTTCTTTGGATTGATGGTGAGTACGTCGTCGCCCGTAAGCGCCTTGAAGTGGCCAGTGCTCATGAAACTGTTATTGTTCTGGTCGGCAAAAATCAGCAGCCGCGCCCGCTCCAGGGTAGTTGTGGAGTGTTTGTCGGCAAAGTCGCCGCTGCGCATGGTCGTGACGCCTTGCAGGCTGAACATGTTGGCCAATGTGGCCAGCAGCATGCTCTTGCCGTCGTTGCCGTCGCCCCATAAATACATGTACTGGCTGCGCGGAAAGCTGTAGTCGAACAGCGAGCCGATGAACAACACCAAACTGCGGGCTTCATCGGCGGTGGTGCGTTTCAGTAGCTCGGCAAACGTGTCTGGGCACTTGGCGGTCGGATCGTGGTCGAATGCCAGGCGTTGCCACGCAAACTGTTCGTCGGCCAGGCGCTGCGACTTGAAAGCGAAAGGCAGTACGCGGTCGAACGTTAGTGTCGGGAGGCCTGCCTCCATTTCGGCGAGCCAGCGCGGGTATAGCTCATTGCTGACCTTGGTGGGTGTGAGTTGGTTGCCGAACTGACGCACCAGTTCGCGGCTGACGATGCGTTTCTTGGATATGGCCGCGATCACGCCTGGTTCGAGAATCTCGACGACGGTCACCTCCTTTTCGTTGTCTATCAACAGTCGGTAAGTGCCGTTGAGCTGCGCAAACACCTCTTTTCCGATACGGTTAATCTTACTTTCGAGCGTTTCTTGCTGGGTTGCGATTGTCATGCGTGTGCTAATAGCGCTTTTGGCCGCGCGAAGCAAGGCGCTTGGCTTGACAGCGGCGCTAATCCGTGGTTAACTGCGCACATCATGAAACTGAACCAGATAATCGCAGTAGAAAAAACAGTCAAGCAGCGCACAAACGACTTCGTGACCGAAATCTACAAAGGCGTGCAGCAGCCCGCACTGTTCGACGGATTCGTCCGCACCTACCGGCCGCTGGAAGCCGAAGGCGAAAAGCTAGCGGGCGAGCAACGCAAGGTGCAGTGGTCCGCGCCCAACGTGCTGCGCCAGGTGGGCAAGGCGATGACTGACCTGATTGACATCACGGCCACGAAAGACTTTGGCAATCTGGTCGCAACGGCCGACGTGAAGTTTGGCGACCAAGTGCTGATTTCCGGCGCGCCGGTCACTTTCCTGCTGTTCCTTGAAAAGCAGTTGACCGACTTGTACACGATGGTGTCGAAAGTCCCCGTGCTCGATCCTGCCGAAGACTGGACCTACGATGAGAACGCGTCACAGTTTCGCACGCAGCCGGTCAGCTCGATCCGCACCAAGAAGCTACAGCGCCCGCTGGTCATGTACCCCGCGACCGACAAGCATGCGGCGCAGACTCAACTGATCACTGAAGACATCAACGTCGGCACCTGGGAGCAAGTAAAATTCTCCGGGGCACTGCCGCTGCCCGTTCGTCAACGCATCCTGGCCCGCATCGAGGCGCTGCAAAAGGCAGTGAAGTTTGCGCGCGAGGAAGCAAACAGCGTCGTCGTGACGCAACACTCGGTAGGCGAAACGCTGTTCAAATTCTTGTTCGCGGATTAATGCTGCACGCCAAGTAGATGCAAATCATGTCGCACCGCTCCAAAACAGTGTGAAAAGTGTGTACTGTATTCTCGTGAGTATAACCGAAGATACAGGCCAACTCATCGCGAAGAGCATCGCGCTGAGTGTTACTGGCGCAAATACAAACTCACTCTGGACGGATTCGACAAACTCATGCAAGAGCAGAATGGCTTATGTGCGATCTGTAAACAACCTCCTAGAAAACGCCGGTTCGACGTAGATCATGATCACACTAGTGGGGCGGTTAGAGGCCTGCTGTGCAACCGTGCAACAGAGCCATTGGGTACATGCAAGAAAGCCGACTAATACTGTCCGCTATGCTTGATTATATCGATAAACATGCTACAATCAAGGCCGAGCCAAGCTGATGACTAAAGCTGAAACTTAGTGCTGAAATAGCCCAAGTGTACGGTCGATACGTACCCGAGCCGCTTTTCTCTGGCCCGGTAGCCCAATGTAGAGGCAGCTGTTGATGCGAGTGAAGTTCAGGCTATTGCTCAAAAGCTCAATTTGGAGGGCAGACGCAGCAATCGAACGGCACGGACCGAAATTTGGAAACGCGGGTGCGAATCCCGCCGCCCCCGCCACTATGGGGGCGTGGACTAGTAGGATGTCGCCACTTATCAGGATGAGTCTGTGCCTTAAACGGCGTGTTGCGTTCAGTGCCTATATTACCGTTGGACTTGAAATCCAATGAACGGAGGGCCGGCCGGCTATGCCGGTTCCTCCACCTTTACACACCCCCACCACAGTAGCTGATCAATAGCTGCTGAGGTGTTACTCAGTCACCCGCACCTTAGCGGGCTGACGCTTGCCGAGAGCCGCGCCAACCTCGCGTTGACCGTAGCGGTCCGCATCCTTCGCTATCTTGTATAACAGCGTCAAATCCGCTGCATCGTCGAGTCCATCGATCTGGATGAGCGCATCAGCCACTGCGTTGGGTGTGAGTGCGAAGTCGCGCACGCCAGCCGCCGCCTTGCGAAACAACCAGCTGCGCAGTCCCGTGCCCGCCGCTGGTGGCCGGCCCGCCGCCGCCAGCCAGGCTTGGTAGCGCCGCTGCCGCTCATGCTCGGGCACGCTTGTCGCACCAGCCACCCCCACAGTGGCTGATCCACTCGTCGTAGGCAGTGCTGGCGGGTACACCATTTCCAGCAGAGTAATGCCAATCCGAGCCCCCGTTGCCCTCTTGATCTTCACCACAGGCCGTTCGGGCGGGTACTTGTGATTTACGAAGCCTGGCACGCGCAAGATTCGTGCCAAATCGCACGCGTTTGGATCGCCGCCCGTTTGGGCCACCAAGCTACGATTGGCTGCCTGCCAGCGGGCGAGGTCGGTGCACGGTTCCTGCAGCAGCCAGTATGCTTGCGCTTTGCCCGGGCTCGATTCAACCACCAAGCTAGGCGCGACGTCCCAATGCGTCGGCACGCCCGTGTCGTAGTCCACGAACAGTGCCCGTGCAGCCGTGACATGCTCTGCCGTTCGACCTTGCCCGTCGGTTACATTGACGGTAAAGTACACGTCCGAGCCCGTGCGGTTCAGCGCGGCCAGGGTTGGATACACGTCATCGAGTCGGCGGTCGTACCACGGTTTGCCCGGTTGGCCGTTCCGCAGCGTGGTAAAAGTGGCCCGTGGGACGGTTTCCACGGTGCCAGTTAGCAACTGTAGGAATCTTAGAGCGGCTTGATATTGCATACGGCTGGACTTATACCTTGGTTGTGTGTTAGCTGTCTAGGAGCATGTGGATGGTAATCGACGCCAGCCCTACCGATCTCAAAATCATCAGCCTGGTATGGACCGATGTTGAGGCGCTGACCGATGACGGTCTCGATGGCGTGTTGGTGTCGGTAAAGGTAGGACATCAACACTTCAATGACGCACAGCGCAAATTTCTGGGGGCGTGTCAACAAAAAAGTGACAAATCTTTTGAGGTTGTATTGCGTCCACTCACAAGTGGTGCTTTATACCTCACGTGCTTACACGAAATCGGCCACGTGCTCGGTCTAAAACACACACAACGTGGCGTAATGATTGCGGCTTCTCGACATCGCCAGATACCGCTAACGCCAGAGCGCCGCCGTCGCTGGCTGCGTGATTTCGGTCGGCAGCTGCTAGACCTTCGTCTGTCGCAACTAAATAATATGTAATCACTCATGGGCGTGTTCCATACATATGATGACACAGTGCGAGCAGTACCTACACTTCATTCGTGACTGGTCCCTGAATCATGGCGGCCATAATACTACACTAGGCACTCCACTTCCAATTGGCAATGACCTCACCTGGTCAAGTATCGGTCAGGCGGCAGCGAAGTTGCGCCTACCTGACGGCAGTCATGCCGTTTCTGAAATCCTGCCGGACGCCAAGGCTTCGGGCCTAATCAAAGATTTCTGGACGGCGGGCAGCTACCAGCCGGCGACGCGCGTGATTCACGTCGGGGCTCGTGAGGTGCACGACCGATCGCTGAGCACGCTGTTTCACGAGCTGGCCCATGCGATGCTGCATCACGACATCGACGATGCGCAGTACCGCACGAACCAAGTGTGGATCGAGGCTGAGGCGGATGTATGCTGCGATTTAGTGCGGTGCTTGCTTGGCGCCGGGCCGCGCCACGAAACTCTACGAACACTGCATTACATGGGCAATGTCGGCGATGTGGCCGCGTTTTACCACTTCGCAGGCGATGCGCTATGCGTGGCCGCGTGTGCGATTGCGCGGGCACTAGCCCCTTGCATCCGCTTTGGTAGTGTGTTAGCTAGCCCGGCAGGAGACACAAATGGCAAAATCCAGCCGACGTACCGAGAAAAAAGTTATCAACCTCAGCCGTAGCGACGTGATTGCAGCCTTGTATACCGAGCCGCGTGGCGCGATATCGCCAGGCTGGATTTATGGTGATCCGGCCGATCCAGCGTGCAAGGTGTGCGCAGTTGGGGCAGTGATTCGATATGTCGGGAAACACAATAAGACAGCCAAAGGTATTATGGCGTTAAACGGTGATCGGTTCAGCGAGGTGTGCGGGTATAACGCGCGTATCGCGGGTCAGCCCCTGCAGCAGTTATCGGACGAGTATGAATACTACACCGGGTCGGGTATGGCGCTGGGCACCATTCGTAAGCAATTGGCGAAGTTTGTACTGACGGAATTTCCGGCCAAAATCAAAATCGAGGTGCAGGTTTAAGATGCTGTCCGAAGTGCGCATCCAATTGGGCGGTCGCGCCGATGAGTACGCGACGCTATCCATCACAACGCTCGATCTGTTCGAGCGAGCAGAGTTCTTTTTGCCTAGCACGCGCGGCCGTACTCGTCGCACCAAGCGCGTGCGGCTGTTCTGGCGCGACGAAACCGGAGGTCGGTCGCGGCTGATGGTGGATGCCGAGCCGGCACGCGACCTGACCGATCCGCACATGGTGCTGGAACGCCGTACGGATTCCCACGGTAGCAACCACTACGCCTGGGTTGCCGATCACACCGCTTCAAAAAGGAACTAAAAAAACAATGGATATTTTGAACCTGACAATTGGCCAAGCTCAGCAAGTCGCCGCTTTATTCGGCGCTCTGACAACTCCTAAGACTAGTACCCTTGATCTGTGCCACGATCCCGAAGTGCGTATTGTGATTCTGCAACGCGGTTGGGTCGTGGTCGGGTATTACCGGCGCATGAATGGGCGCGTGCTTGTGTCTAAGGCGGCAGTAATTCGTAACTGGGGCACTACTAAAGGACTCGGGGAGCTGATTACCGGCCCGACACCAAAGACCGTGCTGGAAGTTTGCGGCGACGTGGATGCACACGAGTTGGCGGAGATTGCGTCGATAAAGTGCGACGTGTCCAAATGGGCGCCGGTGTTGAAGTGATTGGATCACTTGGTGAAGATGCACAAGTCTTAGGTGTTGGCTACGGCGACGGCTACGGCGACGGCTACGGCTACGGCTACGGCTACGGCTACGGCGACGGCGACGGCTACGGCGACGGCTACGGCTACGGCTACGGCTACGGCGACGGCGACGGCAACGGCTACGGCTACGGCAACGGCAACGGCAACGGCAACGGCTACGGCAACGGCAACGGCTACGGCTACGGCTACTAAACAAGGTTCTGGTACATGGACAGCTACTGCGGCTGTGGAGCCGATCTGCTCGACTACATGTCCAGACTGCGCGGCGAGTGCGCCCGCTGTTTCGATCTTCGCCTGCCGCCCGATCTAGCCACCCCACAGCAGCTAGATGATCATAGCGACGGTGCGTCGGCTACGGACCCCGTCACGGATCGCTTGATACGCGACGCGCTGCCGCGGCACGGCCTTCCGCACTGCCCAAAGTGTGCTCGTCGCGGCCGCTTCATTCGCATGGCGCTGTGCTGCGAAGTGCACGGACCATTCGGGGGCTGCTAGCTGATGGACGCTGCCGTGATGCGGCCATACGCATAGTGCGATCCGGTAACCCAGTTGGCGACCGCTTGCAAATACACGGTCGTGTTGACCACCACAGTAAATTTTTTGAAGGGCATTACGTCCGTCTGACCGTTGCTCACGTCCAGCAGTGCGCCAGCCGCCGTATTGGGCACGGTCCACAGCAGATAAGTGTCGCCGATCGTGCCCGAGCTGGGCGCGGCGGCGGTGCTGATGCTGATACCGTGGTAGCTGAGGCCGAGCACGGTCTGGTCGAACTGTATGAGCCCGGTCACCAGCCAGGTGCCGGGAGTCAGTGTGATGCTGGTAATATCTTTCATTGTGGCGCGTACCAAGGCGACGCGACTGGCTGCGGCCACTACACTCTCAATTACGGAGATGGTTCCGCCACCGCTAAGACCGTCGACAGTCTCCTCCAGGGTGTCAACCGAGTCCTCCAGATCCTCAACTGCCTCATTCACGCGGTCAATGTTGTCCGTGGTGTGCTTTTGCCATCTCAAGTGTTCAGGCAGGGTCGTGTTTGCCAACAGTCCAGGTCGTTTGATTGTTGCCATGCTGTAGGTAGTCGAATTGGCCCGGCCACCGCGCCGCTTGACAGCAGCTTAACCAAGTGTTAAATAAGGCACATGAACGATGTTCAGCATCTGATGGCGACTATCTCAGGAATGCGAGAAAAGCTAGCCGACTTCAAGCGCTTTCGCGCCAATTACCAGAACATGCGCATGTTGTGGAAAGCCGAGCACAGCATTAACCAACTGCAAGCTGGGTGGATTGCTAAGCTGGAGCGGTGCATCCGTGAGGCTATTGAAGACAGCTCGGCGGATAGTGTGGACCTGCGCAAATACTTGGAAAAAGTGCTTGAGAGCAAGCCGAGTGCCTTGCTTAGCTCGGTTTAATGTGTTAGTAATCAGTCGCGGGGTATGGTAACGGCTAACCTGCCAGGTTCATGTCCTAGGCGATCTGGGTTCGAATCCCAGCTCCGCAAGTTTACTTTTTTTGAAGGAACACAAGAAAGACATGGACACACCTACCGCCAGTACAGAGCCCGTCATCCAGGATCTGGCGCCCGAAGACAAAAAACTTGTCTGGCCAGACGCAGCCGCGTTCATGGACGACGAAACCTCAGCCGAGGCAATAGCTTTGGCGGCGGTCGAAATCCTCTCAGTGCTGGAGCACATCAACCGGGCAGTAGTGAAGTGCGCGGGCAGCGTCCTGCCACTTGGCGTGAAGATGGCGTTCATCAAGAAAACACGCAACGCGGTCAACCAGCTGTACCTGGGCGTGCCTAACCAACAGGTGTTGGCGGTTGAAGCCCTGGTCGCGACTGAGTTGTTCGGCGACCAAGCCCAAGAAATTGTCGGTGGAAAAGAGAACGTTGACGCCACCAGCCCAGAGGTGATGGCGCCGAGCTACGGCGATCCAGACGCGTTCACGGGCAACGGGGGAGTAGTAGCAACTGGTAAAACGTCGGCTTCCAATCCCGAAGTTGCGGGTTCGAATCCCGAATCCCCCGCCATGCCGGAGTACCCGCAGTAGCGATGGCAGCCAATTCTCCAAACGGCCGCGCTGTTTACAAATCAGTCAGTGCAGCGTTTTTGCTTGGCGACCAGACAGATTTTCACTGACCCAAGGAGTTTTTCATGACGCAGCACCAAGCAGTTCTAGCCCTCATCGAACTAACCACAGCATTGCAAGTGCTCAATGAGCTACCCACTGATTCCAGTGTGCGGCAAAACTATGTAAAACTGCTTAGTATTCTATTTCGGGTTGCTGGTGTGTAGGCAGGCATGATAGTATCAAACGATGAGTTCAGGGCAATCTGCTCCAGTCTTGCCCCGCTAGTCCAGCAGGCGCGCGAGCTAAGTGTCACCCTGGCAGCCGAGCAGCTTGCTCTGGACCGGCGACATGAGACCATCTTCGTCGCCACACGCAGCACAGGCAAAACCGCCATCGGCCGCGCCAGCAAGTTTGGCAGCGACCCGACCATTTGCGAGGTCGGCGGCTACTTTGACGCGCAAGGCGGCGAGACCCTGCGCGCACTGGAAAAGACCCTCGCAGCCATGCTCAAGGTGTATCGCGAGCAGCGCGCCATCATGCCCAAGTACCGGCCAAAGATTTTCCTGCGTTCTGAAACCTGGGCGCAGCTCAAGCCGCGCTTTCACTGGGTCGATCAGCATCAGGTTGCCGAGATTGAGTTTCCACGCAACCTCTTTTACCAGGCATTACAGCATCTGGGCGCGCCCGACGCCGCGCTTGCGTTCTTTGGTCCTGCCTGGCTGGAGGGCTGCCAGGACTCGACCGGACGACTGCTGCCAGGGCTGGCATTTGACGCGCTGGAGCACGCGATCGGGCAACCCGAGCTACGCGGCACCTCAGCTAAATGGCAGGGCCACGCCCACGCAGCAGCTAAACACATTCAGTCGCAGCCCGATCTAGCCTTTTGGTTGCCGTACTTAGCTCCAGCCGACAAGCACGTGTACAGTCACGATGCTAAGCTAACAATCCCGCTAGAGCGCACTTTGGAGCGGATACGTTCAGGGAGACAAGCGCGGCAAATACCGGAGCTACCGTACGGAATGACTGGCCCACAGTTCGTGAAGCACTTAGAACACGCAGGTGTGTGGCATCAGAACAACAAAAAATTTCTTGAGTGGGCGAGACCTTACGCGGTCGGTGCAACTTTTCTGAAATCTAACTTGACGGCTGATGCCTTGAGACGTATGTTACAGGAATGAAGCGAAACATTGCATACGTGCGGGTATCAACCACGGCTCAGCTTGAAGGCAACGGACCGGCGGCACAACGGGCCGACATCACTAACTGGGCGGCGATGACCGGAACCACGATAGACGAATGGGTCACGGAAGATGAGACCGGCACCGAAGCAGATCGCGAGCAGATTCTGCTGTTGAAGCAGCGCGCGGCGGCGGGCGAGCTGGGGACACTGGTGATCTCGCAAACTTCCCGCCTGGGTCGCGAGCTGTGGGTCAGTGAACACCTGTTCAACTACTTTGCCAAGCACGGCGTGGAAGTCGTGAGCGCTAACGAGCTGTTCGGCAAGGGTCGATCTGGCGTGTTGGCGCGGCAAGTGATGGGCGCGGTGGCGCAGTACCAAAAAGACGCGCACTTGGACCACATGAAAGCGACGCGTTTAGCTGCTACGGTGGGGCGAGGTACCAGCATGGGTGGGCAGTCGGCCTACGGGTACCGCGCGGCCGGCAAAGGGGCATTGCATGTGGATGCGCATGAAGCGCGCTTGGTGGCACGGACGTTTGATCTGGCCGGTACGGGGATTACTCTGGAGCGCGTGGCGGAGCTGCTCGCTGAAGAAGGCTTCCGCACTCGCAAAGGAACACGTATTGCGCGAATGCAGGTGCTACGGCTGCTGCGTCGAGAGGGCGTGTACCGAGGCCAAGCACCTGTTAATCATGTCGAACTGGAACCTGGCGTTAAGCCCGCGCAGCCGGCGGTCCTGAAATGAGGCCCAAGCTAACCCCGCTCCAGAAAAAGCATCGAATACCCCCACTCGATGACGACGGCTTTGTGCTTCCAAGCGCGCGACCGTACGCGGCGAACTGGTATCGTATTCGGTATCAGGCTGCGACACCTAGCGCGGCTACAGGAGCGGAGGTTATTAGAGGCCATCGACCTGATTTGCGTGTCGGCAAGCCCATAATCATCAACCGTAATAAAACTCCAGTTGGGGTCTCATTCAGCATTGAAGCACTCGTAGCAGGGCTCAAGCAAATGGGGTCCCATGAGTGACGCTGATCGCAAGCTTGCCGTGGTTGATGTAGACACGAAGCCTGCAGTGCCCTGCGCAGATTGCGCAGATGTAGTGCGGTTACGCGCGGAAAACGAAGAACTAAAACTGAGAATCCTGCGGCTCGAAGACCGAATCGCTGAACTGAACAAAGGAATTTAACGTATGCATGTCACGACGCCGATCCCGGCCACTATGGCTGCGGGCAATCAAAGACCCAGAAGCACAAGCCTTTCTCAAAGCTAACGCTGCCGAGTTTCCAGTCAACAGTTTCTTGCCGGATCCAATCGAGTTCGGGCAGAAGCGCAAGTTCGCCAACCAACAAATTGCCGACCTGATGGCATCGCAAATGCCGTTCAGCAACCCACACCACCAGCGGCTGGCCGAGCTGTTTTTGTCGGTGCCGCCGCGCGAGATTGCCGGCAAGCTGGACTGGCCGCGCAGCCTGGTTTACAGCCAGTTGCGCGCACTCAAGCGTTTCGTACTGGCCAAGCACCGTCGAGAGAAGGCCGCGTTGCTGCATGGCCGAGGTCGCGATGCCGAGTTGGAGGCGCCGCCCGATGTAATCGCGATCGACCAAGTCAGCTTCACGCTGCATGAGCGCACAGCAACCGCGTACCTGGTATCGCGCGGCAACCAAGAGTTTTGGGTCGACGAGGCAGGCGTGAAATTCTCTGCCTCGGTTCAGGAGTGCCTGAACGAGCTGGAGGAGCATCGCGAGCAGTTTGAAATCCTAGATGTGGCGGACTGATGGCGCGCAAACGACCTGAGTTCCCGCGACTAGTGTTGGCTATCGACCCTGCCAAGGCCGCCGGCTTTGCCCTGTTCGTCGGTCGCAAACTCACCCAGTATGGCGCGGTCGACGGCAGCACCTGGGCAAGCATGGCCCCGGTGTTCGCCACCGCAGTGGCTGATCAATCCCCAAAACCCGGCGACGAAATGGTGTGTGTCATCGAGGATGGCTGGTGGGCACCTGGCCGAATGAATGGCAAAGCAATGTTGACACTAGGCAGACGTCGCGGCTTGGCTCAAGGTGCTGCTGAGGCATGCGGGTTTACCAAGTTTGAGTACATCGGCCCTAGTACGTGGCAAAACGCACTATTTGGCTATATTGGCGGCCGTGACACTAAAGAGCTTAGCATGACCTATGCCTCCAGTATGGGTGCGGTAACAACCAGTCACGACGCTGCCGATGCTGTCTGTTTAGGCGCGTATTACCTGCAGTCACTTGACTTACTGTTGAAATCAGCCTAATGTCATCGGATGGAAGCTGACGTTAGAGCCTTGGTTGAACGCCTAAAAATAGCGCTCAAGGACCAATTCAAAATTGAACTGAGTTTCGCTATGTACGCGACCGAGTCATCGGCTAGCGCCCTGGCCGGTGCTGATGCGCGCGTGGCGAACGCTGAGGCGACGTTGATAGCGCTGGTCAAGTCCGCAATTCGAAAGGTTTAGCCGCTGCATGGCGATCGCCGCGTCCTCATCCGAATCCGAGTACCTGAGCAACTCGCGCAGCTACGTATTCAATAAATGCCTGCGCGCTTACGATTATAAGTACCGTAAAAAGATCAAGACTCGCTCTGGCAAAATGGGCTTCAAATCTTGGCACCGCATGTTTCGCGGCATTGCGATTCACTCGGCAATCGAGGCGGGGTTCCTCGGCCAGCCGTTGGTCGCGGCTGTGTGTGCGAAGTGCGACAAGGAGCGCGGTAACGGGCTAACTCCCGAGCAGACCGAAGCACTGGCGGTGATCGAAGAGGAGTCCCCAATCGTTGCGCAGTCGTTGCTAGACTGGCTGCCCGCAAGCGACTGGGAGCCTATGCAGCACTTAGGAAAGCCAATGGTTGAGGCACGCTTGGAATGGAGCTTGCCGCATTGGCGAGGTTTTCTCGGGTTTGCCGATCTAGTGGCGCGCCACAAACCGAGCGGGCGCGTGATGGTGCTTGATTGGAAGACTCGGGAAACGTTCGAAGATGAAGACGTGGACCGCTTCAATGCGCAGTTTGCGCTGTACCAGTACGTGCTAGCAAAGATGGGGATTCAAACACACGGTTCGTTATTGGTCGAAGCTAAGCCGACGACTCCTAAGCGCGCTCCAAAAACCATTCGCGATGATTTTGGTGGCATTGACTGCGTGCGGGTTAGCGCTGATGGCCGTTTTCGCAGTATTCCTACTTATCGCAGCCCGACTATGCTTCAGGCCTTTTGGGATGATTTTAGTGTGCAAGCGAAAGTCATCGCCAACATCCGCGACGACGAAATCTACCGAAGCATGGGAGCCTTCGCCTGCAAAGATTGCGACTTTCAACAGCTTTGCATGGCCGAGCTTAATGGCCACGATGTCGAACACGTTTTGAGCGCGCGATACTCGACCCTCGCCATTGTGCCGTAGCGCGCATTCCGCACCATTTGTACGTTTTGTACACTTTTACACGTTATTAGGAGTCCGATATGCATGCCGATTCGCAAACTGACCGTCACCAAAGACCAGCCGATCCGCCGCAAGATCCTGCTAGCAGGTAAAACCGGTAGCGGCAAAACCCACCTGGCAGGCACCGCGCAAGACGTGCCCGAAATGGCCAACGTGCTTTGCGCCAGCATCGACGGCGGTATCAGCACGCTGGCCTCGCGCGGCGACATTCTCTACGACGTAACCAAGGGCATCAACTCGGTCGAAGAGCTGCTGTGGCTGCTGGTGCGCAAAGACCCGAGCGTGGCGGGAGTACAGACGCTGCTGCTGGACGGTGCCAGCGAGTTGCAAAAGGCAGACTTGGCTGACCTGGCCGAGACTGCAGCCAAAAAGGTCAATCCCAACAAAGAAAAGCAGCGCGACAAAGACGTCAATGAGCTGCTCGACTACAAGAAAAACAAAGGCCGCATGCTGCGCATCCTGCGCATGGCGCGCGACATTCCCGACATCAACCTGATTGTGACCTGCTGGGTGGCCGAGCAGTACCCGGTCGATCCGCAAACCAACCTGCCCAACAAACTCGCCAAGCCAATCAAGACTTGGCCTGACCTCAGCCAGGCTGTGCGCGACGTTGCTCTTGGATATTTCGACGATGTACACACCTTGGTCGAGGAAAAAGGCGTGCGTTACCTGTACACAGGCGACTACAAAGGCGTCTTTGGCAAAACCCGCGACCCCGCAGTGGCTAAAGAATTGAGTACAGAAATCGAAGGATCTCGTGTGCCTGTCTTGATTAACCCTACTTTTGCTGATATCTACGCACGGTATCGCAAGGCGTATAAACAGATCTAACCAAGGAGCATCGCAGATGACTATGACAGCTAACCCAGTTTCAGCAGACCAAGAAGAGTTCGTTTTGCCGCCAGACACAGGCAACGGAGGCTCGCGCTACGACTTTGATGGCGAGTGTGAGGTGGAGATCACCGAAGCCAAGGCCAGCGTCTCCAAAAAAGGCAACCCGATGGCGGTGTTGACCGTGGTGGGTCTCGACGGACCCGCCGAGGGCTTGCAATTCACGGACTACGCGGTCGATTTCCGGCTGCGCAATCTCGCGGCGGCTGCCTGGGGCGATAAAACCCCGCGCTCGGAGCCGTTGACATTCAGCTTGAAGCGGGCTGTGGGTAGCCGAGTGATCGCGAAATTTGTCTCGGAAGAGTACAACGGCAAGCGCCGCGCCAAGATTGCGGAGTACTTGAGTGCGAAGTCTGGTGGCGGGGCCCCGCTGCCTTTCTAGAGTGTTCAAGGAACGGCGTGCCGCGCGCTAGCCTCGCTGCTTAGAAGGCGGGCACGCCCAACCCAACGCCTGTATAGCTCAAGCGGCAGAGTGATCGCCTTGTAAGCGATTGATCGGTGTTCGATTCACCGTGCAGGCTTTTTTAGCATTTGGAGCTGACTATGCATGCCTACGAGACCAGACCTACACCGTCGTCGGCAAGCGCGTTACGCGTATCTAAACGAGATAAAGGCACGCACACCCTGCGCCGATTGCAAGCAACTACATCATCCTTGCGCAGTCGACTTTGACCACATCGCCAATGATAAACTGGATGCACTATCTAGTATGGCGCTGCGTACGGTTTCAATGGCGGTGATTGATGCTGAGATTAAAAAATGCGAGGTTGTGTGCAGCAACTGTCACAGAATGCGCACGCATTTGCGGCGCGAGGCCAAGAAAAACCGCCAGGCTCCGTTCGTCTAGCACCCTAGGACGCCCGTGTTTTCAAACGCGTGAAACGCTGGTGGGAATCCGGCACGGAGCACCAAGTTGCGCACAGTCAATATAATCGCAGACATTGCCGGTCGCTACGATGAGTTGCAGGCGTTGCTCAAGCTGATGCCTAAAGCTAGTCTAACGCTAGCCCTCGGCGATTTGGTCGATCGCGGCCCCAAGTCGCGCCAAGTAGTCGAGTGGTTCATGGCCAAGCCGCGCTCGCGCCAGGCGCTCTTCGGCAACCATGAGCTGATGATGCTCGAAGCATCGCGCGACTTCGCGTTTGGCACGCATCCGTACTGGTACTATAACGGTGGTGACGCCACCATGACGTCCTACGGCTGGCAGGCAGTACCTGAGGCCCACCTACAGTGGCTAGAAACGCGCCCTGCGTGGTATCGCACTGATGGACTGTTTGTCAGCCACGCTCCGGTTCGAGATATCGGGGCAATACCAAAACGGTACGGCTGGAATTGGCGCGAGTGGGCAGGCCGTGAAAGCGCCTGGCCATGGAATCGCTATCTGAGCGGACGCCCCATGCCTGGCCGCTTCATGGTGTATGGACACAACTCGCATTACGACGAACACTACTACACGGACGATGAGGGCAACATGCATCAGTATGCCGTTTGCATCGACAACTCACGCGAGAAAGAGCTGATGGGCATGCATTGGCCAACCAAGGAACTATTCAAGGTTCCGTATGCTGGTTGATACGCCAGAGAAAGCCGCTGCTGCACTACAGCAGCTAAACACGGTCGGCGGCGCGTTCGTACTGGACACCGAAACTAGCGGCCTGGTCCCATACCGCAAAGTAAATCCATCGCGACTGTGCGGCATTTCCATTGGATCAGCTGAGCATGGCGACTGTGACCAGTATTGGGCGTTTCGCCACGTTGAAGGCAGCAACCTTGGCCTAGAGTGGATCCAGCCACTGCGTGAGGTGCTGCGCGGCCGTACCGTGCTGTTTCATAACGCGGCGTTCGACTTGCACATGCTGATGGCGGATGGGTTCGAGATGCCGCCGAAGATCCTCGACTCAATTATCACCAGCCACACAGCTGACGAGAACGAAGCCAACTACAAGCTGAAAGAACTTGCAGTAAAATACTTCGGTGCCAACGCGGCCAAGGAAGAAGCCGAGCTAAAAGCGGAGCTAAAGCGTCGCAAGGCAGGCAAGGAAGCAATCCACTTGCTGCCTGCGGAGCTGGTTGCGCCTTACGCACTCGACGACATCAAACTCACACGTAAGCTGCAGGACAATCGCATGCGGGAATGCATCCGTTGGGGTCTCGGCGACATTGTGCACGAGCGCTACGAGTTTGCACGCGAGCTGATCAAGATGGAGCGGCGTGGGCTGCTGCTGGACGTGGCCGAGGTGCATCGCCAGCTGGCCGCGCTCGGGCCAAAGATTGCCGAGTACCGCGAGCGCCTGTGGCAGCTGCAACGCGAGGCAGGGTTTGAAAAGCCGGTGAACCTGAACTCTCCTGCGCAGCTGCGTGCGTGGCTGAAACTGCCTAAGACAAGCAAGGACTACCTGCAGGAAATTCTGCAGTCCGGCTACCGCGAGGATTTGCAAACCCTGCTGGATTATCGCGCGCTGTTCAAGGCAGAGTCTACGTACTTTCGGCCCTTCCTAGAGTTGGCTGACGAGCACGATCGACTGCACACCAGTTTCAAGGTTCATGGAACTTGCACCTGGCGGCTTTCGTCGAGTAACCCCAACTTGCAGAACAGCTCGCGCGACCAGAAAGATCGACTGTACAGCGTCAGAAAATGTTTCACGGCGGCTGAAGGCTGCTTTCTGGTTGAACTAGATTACGCCACAATAGAACCCCGCTTGGCTGCACACCACTCGGGTGATCCCGTCATGATCGAGCAGTTCGTGCAAAAGCGAGACTTCCACACCGCAGTGGCTAGATCATTATTCAAAAAGGAGGACATCGACAAAGACGAGCGCACCATAGGCAAAACGTTCGGGCTGTCGGTCATCTACGGTCTAGGCGCATTCCGCGCGGCAAAAAAACACGGGTTTCGTCACGCAAAGAATGCTGACGGCACTTGGTGCGCATGTCATGAATCCGTGTGGGCGATGACCGCTGAAGGCATTTCCCAGGTGGCTTGCGACTCGGTTAGCACTGAATTTTGCACCTTCGCGGGTTTCAGGTATCGGCGTAACTTTTTCGACGGGTTTGCACGGTTAGACCCGTGGATGCAAGCGGTTAGATACCGCGCTAAACTGAACAAATACGTGAGATTACCACTGTTCGGTTCCGTGCAGCGATTCACTGGGCGACGTAAAGACACCCATAAATCCCCAAACGCCGTAATTCAGTCGTCGGCTGCGTTCATGCTAATGCGGGCGTTGACGAAGATTAGTAAGCTGTTTGGCGACGATTTAGACGCGCCTCGCTTGATCTGTACCGTGCATGATAGTATAGTCGCCGAAGTAAAGTTTGGCCCTAACGCGCTGGAGCAGATTCGCGTGATGAAGCAGATAATGGAAACCACCACCAAACTGCTGGTGCCGGTGATTGCCGAGGCAAAGATCGGGTTGAACCTTGGCAATATGGGCGATATCCACGTATGATGAAAATTCCCGACAGTGTGCAAGTGTTCGTGATCAGCGACACGCACTGGAATCATTTGAATATAATTCAGTACAGCAGCCGTCCGTTCAAGTCGGTAGAAGAGATGAACGAGGCGATGATCCGAAACTGGCAGTCCGCCGTTCGCGATGACGATCTAGTGTTCCACTTAGGTGATTGGTTTATGGGCGCCAAGCACCTAGCTGCTCCGATCATGAAGCGGCTAACTGGCCGCAAGATCTTGGTTCGTGGCAACCACGATAAAATGTTCAAAGGCTATCCAGAATTGGATTCGCAGCTGGAGTCAGCGCACGACTATCTAGAGGTTGCGCATCGCGGCGACTGTGCAGTGTTGTCACATTTCCCGATCGAGGTCTGGAACCAGGCCCACAAAGGATTTTGGCATCTTCACGGACACAGCCACGGCACTTCGCGTCCGGTTGGTCGACGCCTTGACGTTGGTGTAGACGCGTTTTGCAATGCCTACATGCCGCGACGCTGGCAAGACGTGGCCAAGCACATGGAGTCCCAAATCTATATGGCAGGTGATCACCACAATGAGACGCACGAATCATGACCGCAACCGTTCACATCATGCGCGGCATCCCCGGCAGCGGAAAGTCTACTAAGGCGTTTTGGATCGCTGAGGGTAATCAAAGTCGAGTGTGTAGTGCCGACGACTACTTTATTAAGGACGGCAAGTATGCGTTCGTCGCGCACGAAATTGGTAAGGCGCACCAGTCGTGCCTGAAGAAGTTTGTTGACCTGCTGCACTTGTATCGAAGTCAAGCAATACCCAAGATCGACGTAGTTGTGGACAACACAAACCTGCGGCTATGGGAATTCGACATTTACGTGAAGATTGCTGAATTAGCTGGTTGGAAGGTCGAGTATCATGAGTTCGTGCCCCCGCGCGATGCAACACTTGGCGAGTACGTGCGGGAATGCGCAGCCAGGAATACGCACGGCGTATCCGCCAATCAATGTTTACGCATGGCTTCGATCTTCGAGGTGCGCCATGGCAGTTGACTCGCGCGACTGGGTAGATTTTTGTTCGCTGTTTAGCTGCGACTGTGCGCACCCGCCACCAGATCCGTTTTGGGACGTAGTCATTGGCCTCGGGTGTTTGCTGCTGGCGTATGCCGTTTGGGCGCTGCAATGATCGTACTTTTGGACTGTGATGGTGTGGCCGCAGACTTCGTTGGTGAGGTCGTGCGTATCGTAAAGTACGCAACCGGCCAGGACTACGCGATCACCAAGTGGCTGAAGTTGACTGACATTCCGTGCAGTAGTCAGCAGCGCGCGGAAATAGCCTACCAAATCGGCATCATGGGGCGCGATTTGCAGGTCTTGCCGGGTGCACAGGATGGTGTTAAGGCCCTGCGCGAAGCCGGCCACGATGTGCACTGGGTCACCTCGCGCTGGGACAGCCAGCGGTGGGTCACCGATCGTTGCTGGTGGCTGAAAGAGCACGGCTTGGTGCGCGACCCGCAGCGCGAGATCACCTTCACAGCAGCTAAGTGGCGCGTGCATGGGGATATCTTCGTAGACGACAAGCCTTCGAACGTAGCGGAGTGGCAATCGACTTGGCCAAGGGGCTACGGGCTGTTGTTTGCGCAGCCCTGGAATCAAGATGTTCGTGTGGTGCGCAAGGTGGCGAACTGGCCGGACTTAGTCAAGTTCGTGGAATGGAGAGCTAATCGTGGCCTCTGAACCACTGTCAGGATTTATGAAAAACGATGCCGGCAAACCGCGCTTTGACTTGATCCCTCCGGAAGTCGAGTTGGAGCTAGCTAAAGTGTATGAGTACGGTGGGCGCAAATATACTGAAAATAATTACCGGCAAGGTACTGAGTACTTACGGTATTTGGCTGCGGCTAGGCGGCATATGAATGCGTGGCACTTGAAAGAAGACGCGGACCGGGAATCGGGAATAAACCACTTAGCGCACGCCATCGCGAGCTTAAGCATGCTGCTGTGTATTCAATTGACCGGCGTAGGTAAGGATAATAGATGACTACTGAAGCACCAGCGCAGCTTGACCTATCGCCAGCCCCGCCAGCACAGTCAGCAACACGCCAGACACGACCCCAATACCCAGCCACAGCGAGGGATGTTCATACCATCGAGTACGCATACCTGAAGCTGCGGCTGTCATCGATTGTAGCGCAGCTTGTGCTAGGTCACGTTGTTCCAGCACCAGCTGTTGCCCAGCCTGAAGTAGTTTGATTTGCTGGTCTTTGAGCCCGAGGCGGCGACCTAGGCTGACGACTTCGTCTTGCGCGTTCAGCAGGGACAACCGCAAGCACGAGACATCGGCTGCATCGCACGGTTCAGCTGCTGCGGTGGGGCGAGGGTAGCTAGCGCACCAAACCGTGAGCACGAAGGCGAGCGATAATATCTTCCTGATCCAAGTCATGGTTGGCCTTTTGCTTTTGGGAAAGGGCGATTTCTTCGCGCAATATATCCTCGGCCACCTCGACTTGGTGTGCCTTGGTTGCGTCCAGTTTGACCTGGAGTGCGGCCGACCTGGCATTGGTCAGCTCCAGCTCGCGCTTGGCGGCTGCGAAGTCCAACTCGCCTGAGCGGGTTCGCCGGCCGAAAAAATACACGCTCACGAGCAGCACGAGCGAACCCACCACAGTGGCTAGACTCTTCCATCGGGCTTTGATCCAGTCCATCATGGTCGAAACACTCGATTCTTCGCGGGCCGCGACTGTAGGTGCACCCAGGTGGGGGTTGCAGAGGTGTCTTCCATCCAAAGACCGTGCTGTTCTAGCAAGTAAAGATTCTTCATGCACCACTGGCCTAGCTTGCCGTCCGGATCGTGCAGGTCAACCGCCCGTCCTTCGATATGCGCAGACTTGGCGGCGCCATTGGCGGCCCGGTTGGCTGCCGGAGTACGGTAGCCACTAGTGATGTAGGGCCGGTCACCGTAGACGAGCAGCAGCTCGGTCACTCGGCTGGCGAGCACCTCGGCTGCATCGCGAACGGTGTCAGAGGCTTTTGCGGCTCGCGTTCGGTAGCGGCCATCGCTGGTTAAAATGTCGTCGGCTGTCATGCATCGGGAGGCCTACGTCGCGGTTTGGTGGTGGGTTGGAGGCGTTCTCGAATCACCGACCAAAAATCGAGTCCGGTGATTTCGCCTAGGCGCTCAAATAGCGACTTCGCCTCACTGATTGCGATAAACCCGGCGATGGCTTTCATGATTGGCAAGCCCGAGAAGAAATTGTTCTCGATGTACAGCGCGCAGATGATGGCAACTTGGTACGGGAAGATTTTGCGGGTCACCGTGTGCCGCAGTTTCCAGCTGACGATCGCCTCGCCACGCTTTTTGGCCGCCCACACACCTACAAACAGATCGACCACGACCAGCACAGCCACCGCAATCATGGCCTCGCGCGCCGGAGCGATGAACGTCAGCACCCAGAACGCGAATGTGGACAGCCATTTAGCTAAGGTCGACAGAAATTCCATGCGGCCTCCTAGTACCCTAAAGACGTTAAGCGCTCGTTGAATTGCAGCAGCTCATCGCCGTAGTCTTGCGGGGCTTTCGCGTAGTGATAGCCTTGCAACGCTCCAGTTTTGTTCAACACGCTGATATGGTAACTGGCCACGCTTGGCGGCAGTCCCTGCGTTTTGGTAATCTGGGTCGCCGCAATGCGATCCTGCGGTGTGCTAATCTTGCCGTTGAATTCCGAGCTGAATTGACTGGGCGTCAGCATTGGGTCGATCATCGGCAACAGCATGCGAATCTCACGCTCGGCCGCCGTGTCAGGCAGTGACATAATCTTTTTGACGGACTCAGCGTACGCGGGCGGAATCAGCCCGGGGTTTAGCTGCTGAATCCAGCTGCGAATGCCTGACAGCGTGCGCGAAATCGCTCCCTGCGCCACCGCAGCAGCTGATGCTTGCGCGTTTTGTTGGAGTCCTTCGGCCGACAACTTCAGCGTCTCGCCGATTTTGGCACGGGCCAGCCGACCAGGCGTGCTGCGCACGGTTGCACCGACTGCCATTGAGCCGATTCCAGCCACGCCGCCGATTATGGGTAGCCCGAGCATCGAGCCCACACCTGCGCCGATAGCCGAGCCACGCACGTAGTCAGCCATTTTGTAGGTGGCCGGGCCGCCGCTGAACAGGTCTTTATCGACCACTTGGTCCAGGTAATCGCGCAGCGTGATCATGGTCGAGTAACGCTCGTTCAGCACGTCCAGGCCCTTCAGCGCAGGATTTTGCCGTGCCACGTCCGCAACCGAGTCAACCACGACCTCGTTCAAGTCCTGGTTGAACATCTTTTTCATTTGGTTCTGCAGCGGCGAGTCCTTGGTCCAGTTGGCCCAGCCGCCGGAGTATTTCTTGAGTTCCCACAGCTTGGTAATGTCGCCGCCGGTGTCCAGCAACTCTTGCTCAAGTTTTTGCAGCAGCCCCATCGCTTCGGTGCGCTGCATTGGATCGGCCTGGTCGATCAGCATGCGGAACTTTGGCTCAAGCCGCATCCACAAGTCTTCCACCGGCAACGGTTCCGTTGGCGCGGCTGCCATCAGTTTGTACATCTCACCGACGTCCTCATCCATGTTGGACTCGACACGGGTCAGGATTTCTTTCGGCGTCGGCAGTGCACCGCCCGCGTTCTTGTTGAAAATGCCCCGCTTGGTCGCTTTCTCAACCACCGGCACCAGCTCCTCAAGGCCGCCGGCGTTCTTAATGTTTTTGAGCGTCGCCCCCGCAGCAGCTAAACGATTGATAGTCGGGTCAAAGAATCGGTTTATGTTGCTGCGCGCTAACTGATTAGCCGTGCGAACACCTGAATCGGCTACGCGCGCACCGGCCCCAATCACGCCACCAATCGCCGCACCTTCAAGCGCGTTTTTGGTTAGCCCGCCGACATCACCCTTAGTCAGGTCTGCCTCAGAGTTACCGGCACCTGCCAACGCTCCCAGCTTGGCACCAAGGCCAAGTTCCTGCGCAAAACTTGCGCCTTTGGCGAGCCCCATGCCAGGAATCAGCGACGAGGCCAGACTGCCGCCGACGTTGCCCACCATGCTGGTGACTGGGTTTGCTTGCTGTGCAATGCGGTCGTTTTCGCGGTACTCGTCGCGCGCTTGTTCGTAGGTCTGATCGCCAAACGTCGACTTCAACCCGCCCATAATTTCGTCGAGGAACCCAAACGTGGCCCCTTGACCGACACCGCGTGCCAGGCTTTCGAGCTTGCCGGTGGTGGCAACGCGGTGTGCGCGCGAACCTGCGAGCACAGCTCCATCAGCCAGCGCGCTAGACAAAACGTCTGGAGCTACGC